ATGAAACTCATCAGTAATGATCTGCGCGATGGCGATAAATTGCCGCATCGTCATGTCTTTAACGGCATGGGTTACGATGGCGATAATATTTCGCCGCATCTGGCATGGGATGATGTTCCTGCGGGAACGAAAAGTTTTGTCGTCACCTGCTACGACCCGGATGCGCCAACCGGCTCCGGCTGGTGGCACTGGGTAGTTGTTAACTTACCCGCTGATACCCGCGTATTGCCGCAGGGGTTTGGCTCTGGTCTGGTGGCAATCCCTGATGGCGTGCTCCAGACACGTACCGATTTTGGTAAAGCCGGATACGGTGGCGCAGCGCCGCCGAAAGGCGAAACCCATCGCTACATCTTTACCGTTCACGCGCTGGATGTAGAACGTATTGATGTCGATGAAGGAGCCAGCGGCGCGATGGTCGGGTTTAACGTTCATTTCCACTCTCTGGCAAGCGCCTCGATTACTGCGATGTTTAGTTAATCACTCTGCCAGATGGCGCTATGCCATCTGGTATCACTTAAAGGTATTAAAAACAACTTTTTGTCTTTTTACCTTCCCGTTTCGCTCAAGTTAGTATAAAAAAGCTGAACGCGAAACATTAAAAACCATTAATATCAATGCGTTACAATATCTTTAGTCTAAAAAATAGACTACATGATGCTACAAAACACAACATATCCAGTCACTATGAATCAACTACTTAGATAGTATTAGTGACCTGAGACAGAGCATTAGCGCAAGGTGATTTTTGTCTTCTTGCGCTAATTTTTTGTCAACGCACTGGGTTAGTTGAATTTACAACCATGCTCAGTTTGGTGATCTCTTTAGGTCGATTGTTATGGTTATGCTCTGCTTGATTCAGTGATTTTGGAATCCTGCATTTTAGTAATCATACCCATAATTTTATGCCTAAGCTTTTCCATTGGGTTTTCGATTAGATAAAAACTTACCGCCCCAACTAAGATTGATGCTACCATCGTTGCTATATACATATAGAAACTGATTCCTACGTACCACACACCCATTGCTAGAATCAGGAAGTGCCATAGGTATATAGAGAAGCTCCATTTACCAATGTAAGACATTAACGGTGTTGACAGAGCCCAAGCAAATACACCTTCTCCATAGCTCATTAGCAGAACAATGAGTCCAAATATTGGCGCATAGAAAATAAATTTGTTGAGAACCCATCCATCAGTAAACCCACCAGTTAACTTCCACATAACTTTAGGCAGTGCAATAAGCATTGATACAATAAAGAACAGGAAGGCTATATCAGACAACTCTTGACCAATTTTAAGGAAATTATCGTGATAGAGAAATGCTGCAATCATTCCGCAAGCAAACAGTGGGAAATACCACATCACCATTCCGCCATACGCACTATCCATCGCAGGGTACAATCCCTGTAGCAATACAGCCAGTGCGAAAATAAGGAATGCCGCTGCTTTTCCATTGTACACTTTTTGAATTGCGACACCAGCATACGCAAAGAATGGAAGTATGAAGTAGAATTTATACTCAATTGGTATTGTCCAGAAATGAAGCACGGCCTCTTTCATCGTTATGATTGAGATTGCCGTATTCAAATCAAAATACCCAAAATATGAATACACGAGAACAGCTATTGCGAACACCGGAAGGATTCTCATTGTTCTTCCAAGGAAATAACTTAAAAGAGACCGCCAGGAAAATCCGGTAGAAATAAATCTACTGGTTAGCAAAAATGCGCTGAGAACAAAGAATATCCAAACACCAAACTGTGAACTTCCACCAAGCATAACCTCATACTCATGAAAATATATTCCTGTAGCGTGGGCTATTATTACAAGGAATACCGCTATTGCCCTTAGTCCATCAAGAGACTTGATTTTACCTTTCATTTCTTTCCCAGATATGGAGTGAACATCTGCGAAAATGTAGCACATTTCAAGGTAAACAAGAAGCGCATCCATGCGCATTTTCATCACCCTGCCTTGGTGTATGTCCAGTTAAATGTTGTTGTTCCCTGGCTTGTGATGGTTACAATCCTTCCTGTCACTGTAAATGATATCAACCCTCCTGACTTAAGCGGAGTTAAAGTAAGTGTTGTTCCGTCCCACATGGCAAGCTGAAGCGAAGAGAAATTTGTTCCACTGCTTTCTGCCCAAACGCTTATCAGGTACATCCCTTGGCTATTTGGCAGTTCAAACAACGTAGTTGCTACGTTAGCTGCAACAGCCTGAGTTCCTTTCGCTGTGTACACTGCTGGCAACTGATTACCTGCAGAGCTTCGTGATTCAACATATGAGCCTGAAGTTTGCGTCCCAGTTAATGAGCAGTCAGTAAATACTCCATTCCCTGTGCTGTAAGTTGATATTACAGGAGTCCCACCAGTCGGAGCCTTAAACCGGCATCCCTCAGCAATTATTTTTGCTGTTGAGTCTGTCAGCAATGTGTTTGGGTATCCAGAGCCAGTGTAGGTTATTGATTCGCTATCAAGGAAGCTATCGGTACTTGATTTTATGTTAACAATGCTTGTGCCTGTTGCAAAGATAAATGCTGCTGTCCCACTCCCCGTTGTTTGCATTGAGTTTCCATGCCCGGCCAATCCTGATATATGGGCAATAGTATCATTAAGTTTTATATACGACGCAGTAATTCCATTTGTATTTTTTATTATATTAGACTCACCATCATACCCTGTAATAGTAAGACACTTACATCCAGAAAAATATAACCCTGAGGAATCAAATGTATATTGCGACCCGTCAACTGTGATCTGGTCTCCTGCACAGTTTATTAGCTGAGGAGACAGGCAATTTACAACATACCATGCCTGTGCTGCATCCAGCACATAACATGTATCCCACTGTATTGTCGTTCCGTTCGCCTTATAGAAACCATGTGCAACTCTCCTCGCCCATACCTGGGTATACTTTGTTAGGTAATTTCCAGAGTCATCATATATGGCCCACCATGCACCATCAACCTCAACATTTTTAATGTGCATAACGCCTGGTGAAGTAGTTCCTCCATCAATTAGAATGCCAATTTTACCATCATTGCCAGTAGGTGATGTAGGGCGTCCTCCATCGTAAAAAATATAGACATTTTCAATATTTATTGTATTAAACGCTGCGTGGTAATGGAAACAAGCTATATTTCCTATTACTGCTATGAAAGTTTCCGGCCTATTTATGTTGCTGTTTGTTTCGCCATTTATTGTGCAGTTTGAATTCATCTCTATCGTTGCATTTACGAAGTAAGTTCCAGATGTCAATAATACATTCCGCCCTGTATTAATTGCGGCCTGTATGCCTGCATAGTCAAGAGACTGAGTTAGTGATGTTACGAATGGATAAACAGCCTGCGCCGCTGATAGTGTGGAGAATTTCTCGCTGAGTGGATGCAGAGTTCCGTCAGCTGTTGCACCGAAATCCTTGGCTGAAATGAAGTTGGTATTTTTATCATGTTGAGTTAAAGCTATTGAGCCGATATATGGCTGCTTAACTGCAACTAGTGCATCTCCCATTCCATCAGCATCGCTTTCTAACTGCTGCTTAAACTGATCAGGGTCATACTTCAGCACATTAGGAAAATAGAACTGCCGTGCACCATACGCATTATATACAGCCATAGAATGGCCTTGCACAGTTACGAACTTGGCAATCTGTCCGTTATATACAGGGTAACCAGCGGCGTTAATGATGATTGGTTGCGAAACAGGAACGTGAGAGCCGTCTTCGTTCTCTACATAAACCTGAATCTGGTTTTCTGGATTTACTGGGTACGTGTCAATTTTACCGATATAAATTTTGCCATTGGCAACCGCTTTAAAAGAACGCGCCATAGTGAAGAGTTGCGAAGGCATGCTTACCACAACATTTGCGGTGATATCTGACATTTCATTGCTCCAGACGAATGATATGATGCAACCATGATGTGATTGCATACCGAAATGGTACTATTGAGTATTTATCCAGTAGGTTACGATGCCATTCCACCCAACTGGTGAGGCATCAAGGATGTACAGCAAATACGACGAGGCGCAGTTTCACTTGAGACTTCCGCATGAACTCCACGCGAAAATTAAGCAGCGTGCGAAGATGAATAACAGGTCGCTGAACTCAGAGATAATTGCAGCGATTGAAGAATCATTGGATAAACAAAGCTCTGCATCAGTTTACATTGACGATGCAGAGCGTATGGCAGAACAACAATCTGATATGGTTAAGAAAATGGTTTTTGAGACGCTCAAAGAGCTATATAAAAAAGACAGCAGCTAACTATCAGTTACGGAGGATTTATGCAAAGAGATATGCTGAATATTGCGTTCTACATATTTGGTTTTTGCACGTTCCTGGTGTTTGCGAAGCTATTCTGACAACGCATCAGACTTGGCACCTTGAGTCAGGGCGTTAATGGCCTTTTGCGCCTGCTGCATGGCTTTCTCAAACGCTGTTGATCCGCGTGGGGTGTTTGCCATTCGGAGCATTGCATTTCTGAATGGCTCGCTCTCATAGGCGCGAGTAAGAAGTCCGTAGCTTACCGCTGCGCCAGTTGTCGCCGGGTTCATTGCCGTCCCATATCCGATAATGAACGGGATGGTTTGCTGCCCTGTTGGTGTTGTTACTGCTGCTTTTGCAGCCTGCTGCGTGGATTGCAGGTAGTTTTTTAATCCTTTCAGATAAGCAGCGTCCTGCCCCTTAAATGTGATGCCAGTCTGGTTTTGCAGGATATTAAGCTGCCGAAGGAACTGGTCAGGGGATCCACCTGATTTCTCCATCGCCTTTCCAATGATGCCATTGCGCATTTGCGCCCTGCCAACACGACCAACTGAGTTATACAGCGTCTTAATTTCCGATTTGTTCTTGCTGAATAGCATGTTGTTGACAACTTCCGGCGTCAGGTCGCCTTTCATGAGAACATTCTTCAGCCTGGTATTCTTTAGTTTCGCCGCTTCGTCAGCGTAGACGGCATTGGCCTGCTGATATTTACGGAGAGTATCGTTGCCAAGATTCTGACCAATGGCACCATTGATATCGTCTGTCATTGCCTTGTAAACGCGCTGAATGGCAGCATCGGAACGGTTTGGTAACACTGATCGTTCCCCCTTCACGTCAATTCTGAACTGGCTGCGCAGATCGCTTAATTGCTTCAAATCCAGATTTACCGGACCATCAGGACCAGCATTGCGAACAAGCTCATCACGATAGGACTGAAGTTTTGAAATAGTCTCGTTATCGGCGACCTTACCAAGCTTCTGCAGGTTAGATATTTCTGTATCAATCTGCTGAATTGCTCGAGCAGGCTGGATATTGACTCCCGCCATTGCATTCTGAACCTGCTCAAGACGGTTCCCTGCAGCACGACGAATTCCTGATGTTTTCGCTTTAAGGCTGTCAATAACAACAGCTGGATCATACTCACCGAATTTATCAGCAAATCTCTGCACCAACTGGCTTCTCGCTTCCTGTTGCGTTGCTCTCATTCCGCTTGTGCCAGCCAGGGGGATATTTTCCGCTGTCGTCTGCGCCATTTTCCCGACGCGGGAAGTAGGCTGTAACAGGTCTGTGGTGTGCAGAGGAACTCCTTCACGCTCTGCAAATCTGATAGCCTGCTGCGCTTCTGGCGCAATAGCACCACGAACGCCACGATAAGCAGCACCTAATCCACGTCCGGCAGCGTTAATAGCACCGCCAGCCAGCACACCAACGCCTAAATCGGTGGCGAGTGCTTCCGCATCATCTTTCGCACTATTTGCAGCAAGTGATCCAACTGCGTTTTCTGCTAGAAGGCGAGTTGCTCCCTGAGCAATTCGACCTGCAAGTGTTGGTGCCTGTACCGCCGCTCTCTCAACGCCAGCAGGAGTGAGGTAAGGCAATGCTTCAGCAAATACCCTTCCCTCTGTCGTTTGTGGAGTCAGCGCACCTTGCTGAAGGCCAAAGTCCTGCTCTAATCCCTGCGTTGTTACTCGTGGCGCTGGTTGATATGTACCATAGCCAATACCGAGTTTACCGCCAGCCCAAGCCGCAGCGCTTGTTACAGCATCGGCAACTGATGCAGGTATGTTTGCCACGTTCACGCCAGCCTGCACCAGTCCGCGACCAGTTTCTTTCACGGCTTCACCAAGATCAGACATAAATCCAGTTTGCTGTGGTTGTTGCTGTGCTTCTGGTTGTTGTGTCTCCACTGGCTGCACAGATGGCAATGGATAGGCAGCATAGAAAGCTTGCTTAGCCTGCTCTGCATTTTCTCCGGCTTGCGGGGCCACGACTTCATTGAAGTATTGCTCCTGAGCCTGCGATTTTTGTTCTGGTGCTAACGCCTGATACTGTGGAGAGGCGATAACATCTTTCCATGCTTTAGCCATTAATCACCCCATAGTGAAGAAAAGTTACTGCTGGCTGCTGGCTGTGATACCTGTGCAGGTTGAGATTGCTGCCGCTGAGATTTACCAACATTAACGTTATATTGTTGGTTGTAATTGTTGGTGTATTCCTGAATCTCACGAATCGACTGCTGCATAGCCTCCGGGCTTGAATAGTCAACCTGCGGCATCCCCTGAAAATACATCTTCGCTTCTGCAACGGTGTTAATACCACTGGCACCCATGTCCCTTGCTGCCGCCACACCCTGATTCTGCATTCTGCCCTGAATCCGTTGTGCTGAGTTATATAACTGGCGCTGCTCTTTTCCTGTTAATCTGCTGCGAACATCAGCACCAATTGCTGGATTACCTGCACCGCCTGTCATTCCTGTCATGAAATCGAGAGCAGAAGCGTCTGCATTTGCGATCGCGTCGATATCCTTCTTCATGGCATAGTTTTGTGCTGATGCAGACGATGTTGCAGGCGCAGCGATTGAACTGGCAGGGACACGAACCATATTCCCCTCGTTGTCGATGCCTTCGTAGAACGCATTAGCCCCAGCGCCATGAAGCTTCCCGCCTACCGTTACAGTTCTGCCATCTGATAACTGAACTGTACGCTCATCATTCCCAGCGATTCCTCTTGTTGACGCTCGCTGCATTGCCAAATCCTGACCTCGTCGCGCAGTAGAAGAAGATAAGTCCTGACCGCGCATCGTGATGTTCTGGCCTCGTGCTGTTAGCGCCTCGCCAGCCTGATTGCTGCGGATTGTCTCTGCAAGTTTTCCGCGATCAATCTCACGACCAGCCATCTTGTCCTGAACATTGAAGTAATCAATTGGACCAAGAGCAGCCATCCCAAGGTGATCAACAAACTCACCAAATCCTGAAGGATTCTGCTGATACATCTGAGCAACGTTGTTAGGGTCAACACCTACGCGAGTCAGTTCCTTGGCGTTGTTTTGCAGCCATGATTGCATCGCTTCTGGAGACGATGCCGCAAGGCGAGCGCCAGCCGCTAAGGTGCCGATAGAATTACGCTGGTCTTCATCAATGAATCCCATGCCTTTACGAACGGATTCAATCTGGTCTGGATATTGAGTAGCCAACTGACGCAAAGCACCGCGATCACCAGACGCATAAGCATTAGCGTATGCCTGCTGAAATTCTTTCTGCCGCTGAGCCTGCTTTTCCTGCTGAAACACCCCCGCAATACCTGAAAGGCCTTGCAAAGCAGTCAGCCCAACATTGTTAGCGCCTGAACGCTCAATATCATTGTTCTGCCTGATAAGCTGAAGCGTATTGCCGATGTCATTTACGCTCGGAGCGTTTGAGTTGACGCCGCCGATACCAGCCAACAATCCGCCGTTTGTTCCTTGCCAAGTAGCCATGATTACCCCTTAAAACAACGAGCCAAGCAATCCGATACCAGCACCAATGCCAGCGCCCCAAGGCGTTGATGTTCCCAAAAGGCTGGCAAGACCTGCACCGGCAATCGCACCAGACGTGCCACCGCTAATTGCAGTCTGAAGACTTGATGGTTTATTGGCATTAGCAGCGGCAAGTGCTGCGCTTTGCTGTGCAATGCTGCTCATGTTGTTGGCGTACGTCTGCCCGGCGTTTGCCTGACCTTGCAGCGCACCAAGCCCAACGTTTGCCAGATTGTTGTAATTGCTCATCTGGTTTGATAACCAAGACTGACCGAGTGTAGGCGCGATCGTAGCCAGTTGATTGCTTGTGGCTGTCGAACCAAGTCCTCCCGTAGCCTCCGCAGCAGCAAGACTCTGGTAACGAGCCTGACCTGCAAGGTCTTTATACTGCTGAGAGTTGTAATACTGATTAAGTGCCTGCCCCTGACCTTCTAAACTGGAAAGGTTCTGAAGCTGGTTAACATACTGCTCCGCAAGAGGCGTGAACGGAGCAAGGTTTTTCATGATCGTCTGCCACTGCTGATTTTGCAGATCTGCAGCATACTTCTGAGCTTCTGCTGCATACTTTGCGCTTTTATCAGAGCTGCCACCTTTCCCGCCTTTTTCAGGGCAATAAGGTTCCTCGCCGCGCAGTTTTCTGCCCAGCTTAAATGCATATAACATGGCTATCTCCCGTGATTCAGGAAGTCGATTAGTTCTTCGCGTGTGGCGCTGTAAAAAGTCACGTCATCCACGCCTTTGAAGTATTTCTTGATGGTTCCTACACGCTTAAGGCCAATCATTGCGCAGTACATCTGACCGTGGCGGAATTTGCGTGCGGCGAACGATGTGACACACTGGACGGTGGTGTTAGTCAGAATGTATCGCCAGAACGCCAGCCCAATTTCCTTGCTGAAGCCGCGAATCTCTGGCAGGTACATGGCGTGGCAATCGAATGTCAGCGGCTGAATCTCCTGATAGTAAACAATGCCGCCGAACTGCCCGTGCACGTTCACCTCAAAGTAACGGCAATCAGGTTTGTAGTCGTATCCATCACCGTTGTTGCTCCCGGCAATAATGTCAGGGTGATTTCCGACTGCTTCGATCAAGTCGATGTTTCGCGTTGGTTTGAACTGAATCATCACTGCTCCGCAATGATTTTGATGGTTGTGGCAGTAAACGCCGCACCATTTGACTGAATGGTTAACGTACTGCCATTTGTGGCAAGAAAGCCGTCTTTATCCACGCTGAAGAACGTAGCTAACAGGATGTTATCGGTTGTTGTCGCCGAGTTGCGACTGCTTACCAGTGTGTCAGGAACAGAGCCGGAAAAGCTTAGTTGCATTGACCTGTTGGCGGTTCCGCTGGGCCACGTCCCGACGATCGACAGCTTGAAGAACAAGGTTTTGTTCTCGTTGAACACAACCATCTTGTTGTTAACGGTGTCGAAGAATGGTGTCAACGAGCCGGATGACGGCGTGAGCGTTTTCAGTAGGCTAACAAGGTTGGTCGGCGCTGTCGGAATGGTTACTGATACGCCAGAGTAAACAACCTCTGACTTCTTGCGCGTGGTTGCATAATCCAGAGCATCAATGCGCGATTCATGATCTGAAACCTGCGATTCCAGCGACTGAACTCTGGTATCAAGCGACGCAATATCGCTTTCATTCTGAGCGATTCGCGTTTCATGTTCCTGAAGAGTTGATTCTGCCTGGCTGATTCGCTCCTCATGATTAACAAGCGTTGCTTCCGCAGCAGAAATTCGCTGCTCATGGTCAGCGAGAATCACATCCTGCTCATCGTTCCTGACCTGTGCATCATAAGCGCCCTGTCCGGCCTCGTTGGCCTTGTTAGCCACGTTACCAACATCAGTACCTTGCGCGATAACGTACAGCAGATACGACTGCGAGAAGATATTGCGTGGAAGGACTGATGTATCGAGCCGCGTAGCCTGGATGATTACCGGCACATTGAGATTCGAATCCGCCATTACTCAATCCTTATCTGAGCGCCAGACAGAGTTACAGGTGACTTCGTGATAACGCGCAATTTGAAGCCGACATTTTTCCTGATGCGCCCGACACGCTTCCACAAAACGCGTTTGTCGTAAACGAACGGTTCATTCTGCTCAATCATCTGCTCACGACCGTAATTTATGCCGTCAGTGGTTGCAGAGAGGAACAGGCGGTCGGCGTACTGCGCAACGCCAGTTGAAGATTCAACTTCAAGGTCGAAAACTCTGGCGTTATCTGCTTTGAACAAAGGAGTAAACAGCAGGTGTTCCTGTTGCTTGTCGTACTGACTGCTGATATCGAACTGCAATTTCCCGGTCACGGATTCCAGCTTATCGCCGCACGTTATCTGATTGCCTTCGTAAATGAAGTCGATAGCGCGGTACACATCGTCATACAGGCCTGTTTTTCAGCACACACCATTGCGGACCATTGGCGCTTGAAGATGCGTCGTACACCAGAACATGGCGCGGAAGATGGATAATCAGCAGCTCATGCGCATCAAATCGCAGAGACTCCATCACACCATCAGCCAGTTCATCAGCAGTGTAGGAGCGGAGAATTTTCTCAATGCTCGCGCTGGCGATTGGTGACACCTGACCGGAGCCAATGATATACACAGACGGCGCACCTGTTGCCGGATTGCTGATAAACGCATAAGAATCAGCGAATGGCGTTTTGCAGTAAGTCCCGGCAATGCCTTTCTGCACCATCAGCGATGGCTGGGCGACATACAAAGCAGAACCAACGGTGGTTGCACCAGTCAGGGAAAAATACTCAATCGTCGAAGAACCAAAGCAGACGATGAAGTCTCGCCATGTCCCGATACCGATGATGCCGTCCGGCTGCGATTCTGCGCGATATTGTGCACTGTATCGGTCAGGGTGCGATTCGTCTTCAGGGTCAGTGATAAACCATGAATCAGTTCCGTCTTTTGACCACGCATAACGCCCACGTAAGCGCGTAATGTCGCGAACTGAACCTAACTCGTACTGTGTGAATCCGCTGTCTGTAGGCCAGTTTGAGACGGTTTTAACCGTGCCATCATAGCGATACTCGACCAGTTGACCATTAACGCCTATCGCCTGTGATGTCCGACCATGCGCCATTGATACACGACCACTTCCGTCAACGTCACCGACTTCACTTTCTCCTTTGTACAGCTTGCCACCGCAAACGCGATAAACAGCATTCTGCGCCATGTTGTACTCGACACCGCGCGATACACCATTCACATCAGAGCGTTTGGCAATGCCCGGGAATGAGCGAAGATATCCGCTGCTGTTGAGGATTTCTTTGGGTGTAGCCAACATATTCACTGGCAGATAGTCGATATAGTCGGCGTTTCGGAAATCTTTGCCGACACCTTTCATGAGCGGAAGTTGCTGAATCGGCATTATTCGCTCCCGTTATCGCAAGGTTCCTTTCGGTGGAAGTAATTCCAACCGTTCCACTTCGCCAACTGGTTACCGCTACCAACAGGCATACGGTTTGGATAACCGGACTTACATTTAGCGGCTTTTGCTCTGTCCATTGCAGACAGTTTGACGAGTCGCTCTTTCCCGTATCTGGCAGTGGTTATAAGTTTTGCAGGCGCTTCCAGCGCATAATCCGGTGCAATGCGGCAGGCAAGGTTGAAAATGACAGCATTGATAGCGTTATTTGATAAACCGTGCTCATCGCCCGGATCTGGAGCGACATCTGCATCAGCGAAAATGTAGCCAACGTTGATACCAGGTGACACATCACCGCCAAGCCATTCAGCCATCATCATTTCAAGGTCGTTGACGCCGTCTTCCATAGACTGCGGTTCGACATCGGTTAACGTGGCATTTGATGCCACACCGAGCTTACGTAATGCCGCAAGAACTAAATCACCCTTCGTTGTCAGGTTCATCTGCTGCCGCCTTAGGTTTTCGACCAGGCTTTTTACGCTGTTTTTCTTCTGGCTCTGGCTCTGGCTCTGGCTCTGGCTCTGGCTCTGGCTCTGCAACGTCCTTCAGAAGGTCATCGGGATGTGCAAACCAACCAGCATCCAGATATTCCTGAATCTCTTCGGCTTTCACGATTTCAAAGTCGTATCCAACGCCTTTCCATTTCTTCATGTCTCCATGACGAAAGATCATGTGTGTCATGCTTGTCTCCAGATAAAAAAGGGAGCCGAAGCTCCCTCTGGTTATCACGCAGTCTGGTTAGGCAGACCAACACCAATTGCCTCTGGTCGTACAGCACATGCTGAATACCACACAGCAATACGGCACTTGCCAGACAGAGTGTTGATATCACCCTGCGTTGCGAAGATGCCGTTAACACCAATACCTGGAATGCTGAAGGAAGAAGTTTTCATGCCAGCAAACAGTTCATGGGTTACCGGAATCGGCTGAGACAGCAGGCGGATTGAGTCATCAGCCCAGAACACGTTAGCGGTGGTTGTTGCCACGTTCAGAACGTTTACCGGAGTGGCATCAGCAAGAGAGGTGTTTACGTTAGCGTAAGCCTTCTCTTCTTTTGTCAGTGACGAGTCATCCAGCGCAATCGGCTTCGGCGTGATTTCGATGTGAGTACTATCGATCACTCGGGTGATTGAGAAAGTAGCATCATCAGTCAGCACGTTCTTCGCCATCTGAGATAGGAATTTCACACCAGTGAAGCTGATTTTGTCGCCGCGCTTAAATCCGGTGGTGGAGGATACGGTCACCGTTGCAACACGGTTGTCGACGTTCTCTTTGTTACCATCGGTATCAAGGGTGTATGCCTGCGGCTTAAACTTCTGCGCACCAGAAACAGTTACACCAGTAGCGGTTGACTTGGTAACTGCCGGAAGTTTCGGTGAGCGAAGAATTTCATCAAAGCCAGCAATCTGACGCTGAATAGTACCGTTACGATACGCTTCTTCAGGAACGCGCCCAAAGATGTCACCATCTACCAGGTTGCGGCCTGCTTTGCGGTAATCGTCAGGGTTCAGGAAGTAACTGATGCCCATATCGCGGTTTAGCTCACGGGAGAACATCAGGCGCTCTGCATCAGACACAAAATCCCAGCCAGACAGGCCAGTAGATGGACCAATTGCGCGGGTATCGTGAACAACAAGTGAGCCCATTTCGGTTGCCTGTTTGGCAATTGCTGACTCAATGTTATC